TATTAGCTGATGACCAAATAACTATGACAGTTGATCAAGGTTCATACTTTGCTTTTAAAGTAGATGATATTGAAGAAAGACAATCTCATGTTAACTTTGAAGCTCTTGCAACCTCTTCAGGTGCATATTCATTAAAGAAAAACTACGACTACAATGTATTGAAGTTTATCTACGATAACGCTTCTACATCTGCAGGCGACACTGGAACTGACGCTTCTCCAATTGATGGTGATGCGGCAGCTGATACTTTATCAGACGTTGTTTCAGCGGCTAAAAAAGTTTTAGATAAAAATGATGTGCCAGAAGAAAATAGATGGTTAGTTGCACCACCTGAATTTTTTGAGCAATTAAGAAAATCAGGTGCTAAACTTTCTGACCAATCAGTAATGGCTGATGGTGGGACATCTCAAATCAGAAATGGTAAAGTCACAGACAGACCATTATTTGGTTTTAGCATGTACTCAACAAATTCAATTGCTGTATCTGGTGGAAGTGTTTCTGCTAATACATTTGGTTCTGCTGGAGCTAACGAGTATGCGTTCTTATACGGACACTCATCTGCTGTAGCAACAGCTAATCACATCGCAAAAACAGAATTAATCAGAGACCCTGATTCATTCGCTGATATCGTTAGAGGCTTACACGTTTTCGGAAGAAAAATTCTTAGAGACGAAGCAGTAAGATCTGGCGTAATCACAATTGGTTAATCGTAGGAGGATATAAACAATGACTGATTATAATAGTTCAAACACAAACGCTTTGATCAAAGCATCAAGCGATACTGTAAGAATAGCTTCAGAAGTTGTAGATTTTTCTTCTACAACTAATGCTGCTACTGACACTTTTGACATCATTGGAATCCCAGCAAATACTGTTGTACTTGCTGCAGGTTTTGATGTGTTATCAGCTGGTACTGGTACTGGTACAATTGCATTAGGTGACAGTGTTGACGGAGATCAATACGTTTCTGCAGTTGCACCAACTTCTGCTGGTCAACAAGCTGTATTAGCTGCACCTTACGCATATAGTTCTGCTGACTCAATCAGAGCTACTATTGCTACTGCTGCAGTTAACGCAAAAGTAAGAGTATGGGCAACTATGGTTTCACTTGATAAAGGTGGATCAGATGCCGATACAGACGCACAAAACGTAACATTTAGTTAATAGCTAATTATCTTGGGGGGAGCAATCCCCCCTTGATTTATCAGGAGAATAAATGTCAACAACATATTTAACTTTAACAAACAGAACTCTTAGAGAGCTAAACGAAATTGAATTAACTTCTGCTAACTTTGCTTCAAGCAGAGGGATTCAAACTGCAGTTAAAGATTTTATAAATAAATCAATACATGACATTTATAATGAAACAGGTGAAATACCTTTGCTATATGCAAGAACTACACAGAATTTAGAAATAGGTGACAATGAATATGATTTTCCTGCTGACTTTAGAAAAGCAGATATGGATTCATTTTCAATAGGGCCAAAAGAATTAGTTACTAACGGAGAGTTTACATCTAATATAGATAGTTGGACAACTCAAAGTGGATCACCAGCATACTCTAGTTCAGGTAATGGTAGATTAAGTTTAAGTAATGCATCTGCATCACAATCATTTTCTACCGTTGTAAATAAAACCTATAGATTACAGGTTAGAGTTTTAAACTCAAATGCAAATGCAGATACACTTGATGTAGCTGTAGGTACAAGTGCAGGTGGTACAGAAAATAAAAGTAGTAGTATTACAGTTACTAACTATGGTGAAGGTAATATTTTAAATACTACATTTACTGCAACTGCTACAACTACACACATACAATTATCTACAACTGGAGATTTTACAGTTGATTATGTAAGAATATCTAGAAATGATATACTAAATAGAAAGATGACTTACATATCATATGATAACTATATACAAAATTATAAACCTACTGATGATACAAACAATAGTGGTAATTATGCAAACCCATTAAGAGTTTATATATTACCTAACCATTCTACATTTGGTATAAGCCCAAGACCAAATAGTAATGAGTTTGCAGTAAGTTATATATATTATACAACACATACAGATTTATCTGCTCATGGAGATACTATGAGTTTACCAGATAGATTTGGAACATTAATTATAGATAGAGCAAAATATTATACCTATATGTTAAGATCTGATCCTCAACATGCACAGTTAGCTGATAGAGATTTTCAAAGAAAATTAAGATTATTAAAAGTAGATTATGCAACTAAGAACGATTACATGAGAACAGATACAATAGCAGAAAGTATTTCATTAAACATAGGAGGCAGAGTTAACTAATGGCTATTAGAGAAGATAATAAAAAAGTTCAAGATAATATGAATTATCAAACAGATAAATTTAAAATGCAGGGTAGAGATAAAGAAGAGCCTGTAAGAAAAGCAGATCTGTCTGATAAATTAAATACTAAACAAATTAATGATTATATTGATAAATACAAAAAAGGTGAAGATGTATCTGATATAATTAGAGATTTAAATTTTAACGAATTAGAAACACTAAGAAGATTAGCAGATAAAAAAGTTACATCATAATGCCATCTACTGATTTAATATCACCATTTGTAGTTAGTTGTGCAGGGGGTTTAACACTTAATAAAGATGTGTTTTCTATGGCTCCTGGGGAAGCACTTATACTACGAAACTTTGAGCCAGATATTAAAGGTGGATACAGACGAGTTAGTGGTACAGCATTATACAATAGCACAATTGTTCCACAAGGATCTAGTAATACTAGTCTAGTTATAGATTGTGCAATTGTATTTAACGGACAAATAATTGTAGCTAGAGGTGGTGATATACATAGAGGTACAACTTCAGGTAGCTGGACAAGTTTAACTACAGGTTTAGGCACATCTACTAGAGCATATGATTTTGAAAAATATAATTTTGATGGGACTGATAAAGTAATTATAGCAACAGGACATTCAGCTGCACAAGCAATTAATGAAAGTTTTGCTGTTGATCCTATAAACGCAACAGGTGGTGGTACAGCTCCTACAAATCCTAAATTTGTAAAAGCATTTCAAAACCATATGTTTTATGCGGGTGCTACAAATACACAAGAAGTTTTATTTAGTGCACCTTTTGCTGAAGACGATTTTAATACAGCTGATGGTGCAGGATCATTTAAAGTTGACTCTGAAGTTGTTGGACTAAGAGTATTTAGAAATGAACTATTTATTTTTTGTATTGATAGAATTTATAAATTAACTGGTACATCTTCTGCAGACTTTGCAGTACAAGAAGTTACAAGAAATATTGGATGTAGAGATGGTGGTAGTATTCAAGAGATTGGTGGTGATGTTATATTTTTAGCACCCGATGGATTAAGAACTATTGCTGGTACAGCTAGAATTGGTGACGTTGAACTTGGATCTATATCTAGACAAATACAAGCTAGAATTGATGAAGTAGGATTAGATAGAATTACATCTTTGGTAATTAGAGATAAATCTCAATACAGAATATATTATCCTACAACAGCAGGATCTCAAGCATCATCAAAAGGAATTATTGGAGTATTAAAAACTAATCCAAATACAGGACAGATTGGTTTTGAATACTCTGATATGATAGGTATTAAACCTGCATGTACAGATTCTGATTTTATAAGTAATGTTGAAACGCAAGTATTTGGTGGATTTGATGGTTATATTTATAAAATGGAAGTAGGTAATACTTTTGCTAATGGTACAAGCACTAGCACAATTGTAGCTACTTACAGATCTCCAGATATGGTATTAGGTGACCCAGGTTTAAGAAAATATATGCAAAGGGTTAATCTAAACTACGAAGGGGAAGGTACTTCAGTTAATGCTGATTTAGCAATTAGATATGACTACGATAGTCAGGATACACCACAACCAGAAAAAATAACTTTAGCTTCACCAGGTGGGGCTGCTCTGTATGGTGTAGCATTATACGGTAGTGCAGTTTATGGTGCATCAGGTACACCACTTATAAGACAAACAGTAGAAGGATCTGGATTTGCAGTTGCTTTAAAAATAGATGATAGAAATCAAGCAGACTCATTTTCAGTTAAAGGCTTTCAATTAGAATTTACTCCAGGAGGAAGAAGATAATGGCAGGATACTCAGTAAGACAATCAACGTATACCACAGGTGACGTTATTGTAGCTTCAGATACTAATGATGAATTTAATCAGTTACTATCTGCATTTAATGCAACTACAGGACACACGCATGATGGTACTGTGGGTGATGGTGGCCCTGTAACTACATTAAGGGATGCAAATGGATATAACAAAGTATTAATTGATAATACTAATGACCATTTAGAATTTTATGTAAATGTATCCTCTTCAGCTGTACAACAGTTTAGAGTACAAGATGGTGCTATTGTACCTATTACAGATAATGATATAGATTTAGGTACATCTAGTTTAGAATTTAAAGATTTACATTTAGATGGTACTGCTAATATTGATAGTTTAGTAGCAGATACTGCTGATATTAATGCAGGTACAGTAGATGCAGTTATTGGGGGTACAACTCCTGCTGCTGGTACATTTACTACATTAACTGCAAATACAAGTTTAGCTTTAGCATCAGGTGCAACAGTTACATCTATATTAGATGAAAATACAATGTCATCTGATAGTGCAACTGCATTAGCTACTCAACAATCTATTAAAGCATATGTTGATACTGAAATTGCAGCAGTTCCTATTGGAGATATTACTGCAGTAACAGCAGGTACAGGTTTATCTGGTGGCGGCACAACTGGAGCAGTAACTTTAAATATTGATACTGCAACAACAGTTGACTTATCAACAGCTCAAATTTTAACAAATAAAACTTTAACAGCCCCTGTTATATCTACTATTTCAAATACAGGTACATTAACATTACCAACATCTACAGATACATTAGTAGGTAAAGCAACTACAGATATTTTAACTAATAAAACTTTAACATCTCCAGTTTTAAATGGAACATTATCTGGTACAGCATTTTTAGATGAAGATACTATGTCTTCAAACTCTGCAACAGCAGTAGCTTCACAGCAATCTATTAAGGCTTATGTAGATTCACAAGTTGCTACAGCTAATGAATTATCAGAATTAACAGATGTTAATATTACAACTCCTGCAGATGGTGCATTATTATTTTATGATACAGGTACATCTACATGGATTGACAATGTAGTATCGGGAGATATTACAATTGCTGATACAGGTATAGCTGCAATTGGTTCTGGTGTAATAATTAATGATGATATTAATGCAAGTGCTGCTATAGCAGATACGAAATTAGCAACAATATCTACGGCTAATAAAGTATCATTATCTGCACTAGATATAGATGGTGCTACTGACATAGGTGCTGCATTAACAGGAACAGATTTAATTGCAGTTGATGATGGTGCTGGTGGAACTAATAGAAAATCAGCAGTATCTAGAATTGCAACATATGTAGAAAGTACAATTAGCGGAGATATTACTATATCTGGAGGAACTGCAGCTATTGGTACAGGAGTTATAGTTAATGCAGATATCAATGGATCAGCCGCTATTGATGCTACTAAAATACATGATGGGTCAGTTTCAAATACAGAATTTGGATATTTAAATGGAGTAACTTCCGCTATTCAAACACAATTAGATAGTGCTGCGACTGCAGGGTTTGCTATTGCAATGGCAATTGCACTTTAACATTGACAATTTTTGTAATAGCTATATAATATATTAATAAGGAGAAATAAATAATGGCACAAAACTTTAGAAGATACACAAGCAATGATGTAGGCACATCTGCTGCTACTTTATTTACAGCAGACAGTTATGACACAGTTGTTGGTATATCAGTTTCAAATGTAACAACATCAGCTGTTGTAGCATCTGTATATATTAATGATGGTGTTAATGACATTTATCTTGTTAAAGATGCACCAATACCAAGTGGTTCATCATTACAAGTATTAGATGGAGGAGCTAAGTTTGTAGTTCAATCTGGTGATGCTTTAAAAGTAATATCAGACACAGCTTCATCATTAGACGTTTGGGTATCAACAGTAGACGCAATTAGTTCATAGGAGATTAATCAATGCCCTTTATTGGAAATCAACCAGCTTTAGCTTTCACAAGTTTTGCTAAGCAAGACTTTACTACAAGTGCGACTACATCTTACACATTGGATAATCCAGTTGCTAACGCAAATGAGTTAGCATTATTTATTAACTTTGTAAGACAAGAACCTACAACTGCATATACTGCAAGTGGAACTACATTAACATTAACAAGTGCTACATCATCTTCTGATGATATGTACTGTGTGTTTTTAGGTAAAGCTGTTCAAACAGTAAATCCTCCAAACTCATCAGTAGGAAATTCACAACTTGATGTATCTGCAATCAATTTACAAACAGCAGAAACAAGTATTGCTGGTGGAGATGAAGTTTTAATTTACGACACATCAGCTAGTGCATTAAGAAAAATGACTAGAACTAATTTTGTGTCTGGTATTGGTGGAACTAACACTCCAGCTTTTCATGCTCAATCAACTGCTGGTACAAACGTAAGTAGTTCAGATACAAAAATAGAATTTAATGTTGAACTTTTTGATACTGCTGGAGCTTATGATCATTCAACAAATTACAGATTTACTGTTCCATCTGGACAAGCTGGTAAATATTTTTTTTACGCAAATGTAAGAGTAAATTCTGCAACTGATTTTGATAATGTACAATTAATGTTTAAAAAAAATGGAAATGTATTTAATAAAGTTAATATTTATAACTCTGATTATAACACAGTACAAAACTCAACAATAGCTGATTTATCTGTTGGAGATTATATGGAAGTATATTGTTATTTTGGAACAACTAATACTATCAGATCAACACAAAATGAAAATAATTTTTTTGGATACAAATTAGTGGAGTAAAATTATGGCAATAACAAAAATACAATCTGAAAGTCTTAACCTAGCTTCACTTGCTAACGCAAGTAAAGAAAAGATTCTAAGTTTAACGAAGGAGATTAACTAATGGCTATTACTAAGATACAATCGGAATCGTTAAATTTAGCAGACACTTACGATTTCACAGGAACTGTAACTGGTGCTGGTGGTGTTAATACTCCAGCTTTTTTAGCATATCCATCAAGCAATCAAAGTATAGCTAATGTAACTCAAGTTGTTGTGGCATTTAATACAGAAGTTTTTGATACAGATAATTGTTACGACACATCTAATTATAGATTTACACCAAATGTTGCTGGTAAATATTTTGTTTATGCTCAAACTGCATCAGATAATACTGATGATTTTGAGGCTTGGGAAACACAAATTTATAAAAATGGTACAAGTGGTACAGCTCTTGCGTTTGCTGGAGTAAGACATCAAAATAAAGATGGTATGCACAGTTCAGTAGTTGTGGATATGAATGGTTCATCTGATTATTTAACAGTTACTTGTTTTCAAAATAGAGGTCAAGCAACCAGTTTAAGAGGAGCAAGATATTGGTCTTTTTTTGGAGCATACAAAATAATTGAATAACAATATTAAGGAGGTACAACTATGGCAAATCTATCAACTAAAATTAAAATGTACGCAGCAGCAAATGGTGTTGCTAACGTAGATTTTACAAAAGATGTTATGTTGCAAGATGACAGCGATGGTAAAGGTGCATACATTAAAGAATGGAATTTAGCTATTGCTAAACCTTCTGATGCACAATTAGCAGAGCAAGAAACTGCAGCTAACACAGAAGAAGCTAATAACGAAGTTAAAGCAACTAGAAAAGCTGCTTACGGTGATATTGGAGAACAGCTAGACGAAATCTATAAAGATATAGATGCTTGGAAAGCTAGAATTAAATCAATTAAAGACGCAAATCCAAAAGGTTAATCAATGGCATACATAGGTAAGACACCAGTAATAGGAAACTTTGTAAAGCTAGATGCGATAAGTGTAGTGAATGGTCAAGCTGCATATACTATGCAAAATGCTAGTGTAAATTTTACATCTTATGAAAATGTAAATCAATTCTTAGTTTCACTAAATGGTATATTACAAGCTCCAACTGATTCATTTACTGTATCAGGTTCAACAATAACCTTTGCTAGTAATTTAGTTACAGGTGATGTTATAGATTTTATTATTGTTTTAGGTAATACTTTAGACATAGGAACTCCATCAGATAATACAGTTACTACTGCTAAACTTGCAGACAGTTCTGTTTCACTTGCCAAACTAACTGCAACAGGAACTAAAGATGCTACAACTTTTTTAAGAGGAGATAATACTTTTGCTACTGTTGTATCTGGTCTTACAGTAGCCGACCAATGGAGATTAACTGCCAGTATTACATCAGATGGAAACGCTGCTTTTATTACATCAAATTTAGAAAGAGTTGATACTGCTGGACAAGGTTATATTGCTGGTTCTTTAATGTCTGAAAGTTCTGGAGTTTTTACATTTCCAAGCACAGGAATATATAATGTTACATCTAACATGATTTTTCAAGGCATAGACCATGCTGATACTGCTATGGATAATGATATTTATATAACAATTAACAATTCTAGTTATACTCATGTTGCTAGAACACAAATGGGTCAGCAAGGAGATTCTTCTGCAAACACAGGTTGTGTTGCTTCAACTTTAGTAGATGTTACAGATACAGCAAATGTTAAAGTAAAATTTGCTTATAGTAGTGTAAATAATAATAATGTAATTCAAGGTGGAACTACAGAAAATAGAACTTTTTTTACATTTATTAGATTAGGAGATACATAAAATGAATAATCAAGAATGGTTAAATTATGCTTTAGCACAAATGCATACTGGTCAATGGTTTGGTTGGAGAAAAGAAGATGATAATGGAAACATTATTCCTAATGACCAAAGAATGACTTATGAAAATATTGTCGTAATAAAAGATGGAATTACAAAACCAACTGAAGCAGAAGTAAACGCAAAAATACAAGAATTAAAAGATGCTGAACAAGCAGCAATAGATAAAAAAGCATCTGGCAAACAAAAACTTTTAGACTTAGGTTTAACCGAAGAAG